TGACTTCTACGTCTTCTATATTATTCTCTTTATAAATAAGATACATAATATAACCATCGGTAAGAATTTCGTCCGAAGCAACCACTATTTCTCTATCTGGCTTTCCAAATTTTTCAAAATAATCTCTACATTTCTGTAGTTTTCTTTCAGATACATGAGTTCTTGTAAACGCATCCGAAATCTTTATATCCGACAATTTCATAGTTTTTGTTATCATAACAATATTCTCCTTTGTGTTTAATTTTCGGCAATCGAAAGGTTAAGTTTTAGATTTAATTTTTCACATATATCACAAATTTGAGAAAGAGAAAAATCATAATCACCACTTTCATAATTGGATAGCATTGAAGGACTTACTTCCAAATAACTTGCCATATCTTTTGAGGTCAAGCTATGTTTTAACCGATATTCCAATAATGTTGTCGAAAGTGTATATTGAATATCGTAATAGTATGATTTTGATGCACTCATATCAGCACATAATTTGTTGAGATACTTGCCAGCATTGACCAATTCTATATCATCGATCATTTATACTACCTTATTCCCCTTACATCACAACACCAATGTTATTAATTTGTCTATTCTCACTTGTACTCTTTTGAATTTCTCCATTGATTTTACAATAGAAACTTCCGCCGCCATCAACCTTGATAACATCAGAAAATCCACAATCTTTGATTTTGTCGTAAACCTCTCCACTTGTGATACAATTTGAGGTCTTCGTTTCAATGTAAAAATAATAGATATAATTGTCTTTGACACCAAGAAATCCGTGAACAGTCGGTCTAACTATTGAGTTATCCCAACCTTCGTCCAAATATTCTGTCGTTGCTCTAAATCCATCAATTATAATCGGCGCACCCGAAACGGCATATTTAACATCTTCATCATATAAACTGTTGTACTTATCAATAAAAACTGTATTGTCATTACAAATAATCAATGTAGACACGTCTTTTGTTTTAAACTGATCAGACGCATTTTGACTTGCATAGAAATAAACCTTATTATCCTTGACTTTTCGTTCCTTCAAATATTTCAAACATGGCGATGAAAGTGTGTTTTCATCTGTGTCGGCTACAAGGTTTGCCACTGGCAAAGTAAAGAAAATTCCGTCCTCTTTGAAGTTTGCAAAATAACCAAGATTAAAATATGTATCTTCGTCCAAGTTGCTCTTTGATTTATCAACCAATTTAATTTGGAATCTATTTGATGGTACTCTCAACATACGAATTCCATTATGTGAAACTATCTTTGTTTCATTCTTATTTAACAGTTCAGAATATCGGTTAATAATCACATTCAAATCGTCCAAGTGAACGAGTTTCTTCTTATTAAATATGTCATTCCAATATTCAATTTCGTCATCAGGAATAGCGCCATCATTTTTTAGTATTTTCGTTTGCCTTTCCAATGTAATTGGATAGACAATTTTACCATCTGGGTCAAACACTTTATATCCCTGTTGCACCCTTTCTTCTGTGCATTCTTGGATTGCTTTTTGCTTGTCCGTATATGCACAAATTTGTGAACTATCCCATTTACCATTGTTCCAATTTTTACGCACTCTGTAATATCCCATTTGTTCACTCTCCTTGTTCTTCGTCAAGACGTTGTTGGTATTCAGTAAAATACCATAGCAGTTCATCTCTGAATACTTCAATAGCCTCTTTAGCTTTTTCATCCGATGTGAAATATATATTATTTAGGGATCGACGACGAACAGCATAAGTCACGAAAAACAGTTCATGAAAACAATCATAATCTACATAGTATTTCGAAATATTATCATTTTTCCAATCAGACATAGAAATCGGTTTGTCGTTTTGTGCCTGCCATTGTCTTAAACAACGTAACAGCTTATCAGCTCTTGCGTTGTTCTCGGCAATTATCTTATCATTGAAATAATTGCCTGCGTTATAACATTGCTCATCCTCTTGGTCATTAAACTCTGTAATTTTCGACATACTATTGTATTCTGTATCAATTACATAATACGTTTCATCTTTTTTAACCCTCTCATATCCTGTTCGGCTTCGTTCCTTAATTACTCCCAGTTCTTTTAACTGCTCCTCTGTCATTTCAACTTGAACGGTTTTACCGTTTGCATTAATCGTTACTTTCATATTAACTATCCTCCTTATTTGTTGACCTATTCTGCAATAACTGTTTCTATCTCTATATCATCTTTGTCATTACTTTTTCTTAATAGGGACGTGTTATATTCTTTGACTGCTTCAATGTAGCGAGCCAGCATTGCTTTTGCTTCTTCTGCATTAATGCACTCACGAGGTACAATACTGTCATCATATTCTTTCACACGACCTCTTATGTTTATAAAAGCTGGTGTTAGTTCTGGGCTACTTATACTCGTAACCTTAATCCCATTAGACGCGCAAAATTTAAAATCCCCTCGTTTAATCTCGTTTCCCTGCTCCAACACTTTCATTAACAATACATTTTCGATTCTCCAAAATTTAATTTTTAACATTTTATTCTTCCTCCGCAAACTCGTCTAAATATATCTCAAACTCGTCCTCTGTTTCATCTACGAACGCATATACCGCTCTGTCCTTACCTCTTTGAGAACCACTAACAAAAATACTCTCATAACTACCTGCTTGCTTTGTGAATGTATCTTCGTCAATTTCTTCTACTTTAAAAAATCTCATTTCATTTCCTCCGTTATTTCATCTACACATTTTGCACAATAATAGCCTTCAAGTCCTTCTATTTTGTATAGAAAACTCATCCACATTCGATTCCATATACCTTTATCAACACATCTTTTGCAAGAGCCTTGACCTTCGCCCTCGCAACATGTAACTTTTACTTTTTTTTAAATCATTCATTTATTTTTCCTTTCAATCTTTTTACAATCTCTGAACACTTGTTAATATAAGATCTTGTTACTCGACCACCGTTTATTTTCTTTTTATCTTTTTCGTTAATAGATACTTCAAAAACATTAGATTTGCTTATTTCTTTCATCATTAATATTCTCCTTTTTTATTTTTCATTTTTAACGCTTCTTTAAATTCTTGTTCGGTCATCTTATCGCTGTTTCCGATGTACCTTGTATATCCCTTATTAATACTTTCTCCCATTGTTTTGAAAGCATTTGACAAACCTCTAAAACTTTCAGCACATACTTCTGCACTTTGACCAAAATCGTCTATCTCCGTTGAAACAGATTTTTCGTTACCATTACAATAATGCAAAATCAACGCAAACATTCCTGTCCCACCGGCGAAACCTATTATCATAGCCAATAGTAACATTAATACTTCTTTCATGGTTATATTCTCCTTATTTCTTTTTTGTTTTCTTCTTTAGTTTGACTTTAAGATGTTCCATCAACTTGTATTCTTCACTATCCCACAATCCATGTGCCAATAAGCTGTCTTGTTTATTGCACACCAGTTCTAATAGTTTTTGATACTCTTTTTGTTTCATGTTTTTTCTCCTTTCTGTACTTTCCATTACAATAATCTATAAATAAACTCTTAGATATTCTTCTTGGTTTATGTGGCGTAGTCATAATCTTATGTATTTCGTTTGATAAGTTTTTATCTTTAATTTTATTTATGTCATCTTTAATTAACTCAAGAATAAGTCTATTTCGTTTAATCTTTTTTCTATATTGATCTACTTGTTGTCCATAATATCCTCCACGTTACATTGCAACACCACTCAGTTTTGTTTCATCCTCTACAAGAGTATGTCTGATATCAAAAATTCTTAAATCCATTTCTCTTTCAAGATATTTTATACTTTCATAATATCTATCCAAATTTGAAAGTATTTTGTTCGCTGATTGCAATACATTCGCTATATTCTCCAAATCCAATTCAATATCTCCATAGTAAGTATATGGATTATATTCATCTGGTAAATGCGGTGTCTTTAACAATCTGTCTATGTCCATTGATTTAATATCATCAACATCATTTAAATTTTCCTCGTGACAATCCTCTGGTTTTTCAACGGGCATATAACCATCTGTCAATTCGACAACACGACTTCTTCTTGAATTCCCTTTCAAGAAATTTTGTACTCTTTTAGTCTTTAAGAAACCCAATGCAGCTGGGAAGGTCTCAAACGAGTTGGCTAAAGTCGGATTACCCGACCATGCCAATCGCCCATTTGGATTGGTTCTAATATATTGTTCTCCATTAGTGATTACATATATCATTGAGCATCGCCACCAATCTCTATAATGTTATGATACAAAACATTTATATCATCTTTGTAACGATTATTCTCGTGCATATGTCCACAATACCATCCCTTGTATTGAATATTCTCTT